ATATCGAGGGATGCAACTGCTGAACAAATACGTCAAGGATTACTCTTGCGTATCTCACATGGATGGACGTTGGAAGGTGAAATGCGAGATGAACTTGCACAAGTGACACGTGAATGGCAAGCATCTATGGCAATTGTCGGTCGGCTTCAACGAAGGGTAAACAACTTGGTTGATTTGGGTGAAGGAAAGGATCGAAGGATTATTGTGGCTGACCACAGCTTGATGCATTCGGAGGCGGCACTAAGGACATTGAATGAAGTGCGCAATGAACAAGAAGTTACGATCCAAGACATGAAGACTCGATTTGTCGACATGCGTGGACAACGAGATCAGTTGAAGACTGAAAGGGATGCACTGGTTGCCCATTATGAACAAGTGATTAGGGAGTTGAATGTAGAGATTGATAACAGTGAAAGTCAATGAGGATTTAAGCTTAGCTGATCGGCAAGCCTCACAACACACTCTTTTTGTTTGAAGTTTTTATGTTTAGTTATCTTGTAAGTCATTCAATCATAGTTCATCATGATCCATGGGCAAAGGGACATCGGCTGGGTTAAGTATATTAGCCAAGATCATACGACGCGCACCAAAAGCATTTTGTTGCTGAGAATAGCGCGTACGCTGTCGTCTTTGGATACGAGAGGCGGCCTGATCTTGAGACAACCTTGTACGTCCTTCACGGGTTCGAGGATTGCCAAATACTGTGGAAGTACCTGGGCGTCGAACCATACGACCTCCTAATTTAAAGCAAGACGGGCAGGATTTGCGTTAACACCCATAATACCTGCAATCCCTGTCATGGCTGCGCCCATGGCTGCATTTGCTGCACTGCGACCGGCACCGTAAGCTGCGGGAGCAATAACGTTTGACATGAAAGCATTACCTGCATCCCCAGCCCCGGCAGCAGCATTGGACAGTGCAGTAGCCACATAGGAATCTTGTTGATCTTCGGTATGCGCGAAATCAGTTTGAGAACTGATGGATGCAGCACCGGCTAAAAGCGATGGAGAGGACGATGCTGCATTTGACCCAGAGAGTACACCTGTCTTCTGAGGAATACATTCAAGATGCAACATCATCTCCACTTGAATAGGGAGACTAGTTGGAACACCTTCGACAGCAATGATCAAAGCACCCCATGATAATGGGATGTGAAAAGTGTTGCCAGTTGCACCGGCAGCGGACGCAACAGTATCGATACCAAGATATCGAAACGCAGTTTCATCAACATACTTGTTGATAATCGTTAACGGCGTTTGAGTCAAACTAGCCAACGTTACTCGCTTATACCACGAATAGCCACTCATTTGAGCAATTGTCGTAGCATATTGATGGGTAGTTGCTCCTGCATTCACTGTCTCAACTGCACATGCAAGATGTACAAAACCAGTAGCAGTGGTAGGTGACACAGCAGAAGAAATACGAAGGCCATGAGCCACAGGGCGAGCACATTCAACTGAAGTAATAAGGTCAGAACGCTTCGACCAACTGTTGCCTGCAAAAGCAGCAGGCCATGTCCACGCAGCAACACCAGATGTAGCCGGAATGATACTTGATGTGACACCAGGGACATACGCCACAGCACTAACATCGGTTGCAGGGGTTCCCACGGTTGGGAATGTACTCAATTCCTGACACGCGATGGATGTACTAGGTTGAGTGCTGGAATCCGGAATCTTGCACCCAAGGGCACGTGGTTCGAACGGATCAGCTTGAGCAATGAGAAACTTCTGACCAGGGGTCAACGTACTCTCGCAACTACATCGATGTCTCGGATATGTCCGACGACGAGTAGTACGACGCCTCGTATAAGTACGACGGCGACGAGGGGTACGATAAGACGACATGCGGGACGCAGACGGGCCGTATCGACGGGTATACCTGTTATACAAACCCTTCGTCAAATTTCGCACCGTACGCCCGTTCCGTCGATACTGATAACCAGATCGACCAGGAGGCATCTGTTGGGTTCAGAGCTAATTCTGAAATGATTACCATCTAGAAATTTCCCAGAAAGATCCGAAATGATGACCAGTCGCGCCTAACCATGCGACAGTTAAAAGGACCATCATTCTTAAAGGTCCACATATAAGATTCCGCCAATGGGATGGCTTTAAATTTAAAATCTGTTGGCATGAGCCAATCAGAGAGAGAGAGGACGATCACCTAACCCCACGTTCTTTCAGAGGCGGCGGCGGCGATCGATTTGCGGGTAATACTAGCCCAGCTTCGCAGGGCTTCCGCAAATCTCTGGCCGAGCAGATAAGGGCCATATGTCAAAATGACACGTGGGACAGGAAACACAGGAACGAGTTCCTATTGGTGTTTTACCTTGAACAACCCCACTCTCTCTGACATCATCGGCTTTTCTGGCGACGACGAAAAGTGGTCCTCTCACCTCATTTACATTTTTGCAGCATTAGAGCAAGGTGAATCTGGCACCTCGCATTACCAAGGCTATCTTGAATTGAATCGACACAAGGATTTGGCATGGATAAAACGGTGTTTACCACGCGCCCATTTGGAGAAGAGGAAGGGGACTGCAAGACAAGCTCTGGAATATTGTATGAAGGATATTGCCTCGGATGTGCAAGCGACGATCGCGACGAGTACGACGGACAACCTGCTGGACGTTATTCTGATGCAAGACGATTCAGAAAACTTGCCGCCATACATTATATGGCATACCAAAGATACATCAAGCGCATGTATTCTTGCACAAGTGCAGAAGCCGAAGACCAGGAAAGAGGTACTGTCGGAGATGAAGACCATGATCGAAGCTGGTAAATCCGACCGTGAACTTGCTGACTTCGACTTCAGCACATTTGTTGCATGTTATAGAGGCCTCGACCGATACCGTTTAATCACAAGTACAGCCAGAAACCACCCAACCGAAGTTATTGTGATTCAAGGCCCTACTGGAACAGGCAAGACACGCTGGGCACTCGAGAACAATCCAAGCGCGTATTGGAAACAAGCATCCAAGTGGTGGTGTGGATATGCAGACCACGAATGTGTTGTGATGGACGAATTCTATGGCTGGATACCTTTCAACACACTGCTACGCATTTGTGATCGTTATCCAACGATGGTAGAAACGAAAGGTGGACAAGTCAACTTTACAGCCAAGAGGATTGTCATCACAACCAACTGGTTGCCAATCACATGGTACCACAACGCTTACTTTGCCGCATTTGTTCGAAGGGTGGACAAATGGATGGTCATGCCGTCGTATGGTGTCGTCCAGGAATACGACGACTATACAGATTTTAGTAGGAATTGTATCAACGATAATCTATTCGGTCGTTGATTTCAAATATTCAAATTTTTGCCCGACTCGGCCCGCTGCTACGCATCGGATCCTTCCGAAGTCGGGGGCCTGCGGCGCAATAGATTGTACATTTATGTTGGGGCTGCCCGCTGTGCGCTCATGCTACGGGGGGTACCCTACCCCCCCTTCGCATGGGACAGCTCGGGGATGGGTATTTGGGCCTGTTTCTTCCTTTTGAATGGAATCAGATCTGAGTCTGACTAGATTAGGTTAATCTAGGATGGTGGGACAGGGTAGGACATCCTGATCTAGGAAGATTCAAATATGTACAATGGGAACCTTATTTATTTTCATTGAGAGGAACAGATGGTGGGACATCTTCCTTATTTATTTACAATGAGGGGAGGTGTGCAGATGGGCACAACCCCACGACATGTTTACCAGATGTGCCTAACCATCTGTGATATGTTCTTTCGGGGTGGACACGTGGGACACTTCTTCCATGACAGTTTCCAACGCTCATTCTTCTATTTGCCATGGAGTCCAACAGACCAGACAAGAAAATGAAAAAAGCTGCAGAGATCAAGTGCAACTGCATGGCAGCAGAGCTGGTCAAGTTGCATTACTATGATGAAGCACTCAAGCATGCAGAGCTCGACAGGGATACCATGCGTGATAAATGGGAAGGTGAGAAGATCCAGCAGATATCGAGGGATGCAACTGCTGAACAAATACGTCAAGGATTACTCTTGCGTATCTCACATGGATGGACGTTGGAAGGTGAAATGCGAGATGAACTTGCACAAGTGACACGTGAATGGCAAG